TACAATTCTTACAAATGCAAATTTAAGTCTGGGCAGGACGCATCATCCCTACCCGACTGCGGTTCCAATAGAGTCACGCCGGCTCTCGCTTTTGCTTTCGCAATGATTTCATGGACCTCTAAAGCGGTAAGAGGAGCCATGGGAGAATAAAGTGGACTCTCACGTTCGAGCATAGATTCGAACGCTGCTTTCCATGTACAAAATAATGGTCTCCTACCAAATGTTTTGTACATTGCTTCTATTATACGTGGAGCGTACAATTCGAAGTCTTTAAATCGTAGAGTTTCAACATCAAAACGGAAAGATAATTCCTGTAATAAAATTTCAACTCGTTCGCATAATTCGTCAGAATCTATATTGCCTTTGTACCACAAGACAGATTCTAATATAGAATGAATTCGTAGCGGGGCGAGAATATAAAATTCTGCATTGTAGTAAAACTCTACAAATCCACGAGCTATGAAATTACAATCTTTCAATTCACGATATGGAGGGACCTCACCGTTAGTTCCCTTCAACTCATCCGTATAATTTAATCCTAACTTTCCAATAGAACGTTGAAAAGTATAGAAATCAATTTGCGGAATATCGTTTATTGTCATTAAATTATCATCACCATACACCATAATGCACACTCTGTTCAGTATGTACTTAAGCAAATTATAATCAACTCTTGGCTGAATTAGAATGCCTCCCAAGCTTTCCAATAAAACATCAGCCATAGCATAGACACACATAGTCTTATTTGCTATTGAGTTAATTATTGCGGTTAAAAAATTTCCACTAGTGTTACCATGAAGCCATTCATAAAGCAATGTACACCTTTCACCACCATTAATACCTTGCACAGCATGGATAGAATGAACCATATCCTCAAACAAGAGCTCTCTCTTACGATTAGCAACAGGATCAACATTTCCATAATATGCACGAAATGATACACGAGTAGCATGAATGAACGCAGCCAACAACCACTTGTCAAACTTCTCAAAATCTCCAGCAAAAGCTTTTGTACTATTAGATTTTAACGTCTCATACATAGCTTTCCATTCTGAAGAAGTTGGATTAATTCCTATAGCTATTCCATTCTTAATACGATTTTCATAAATCCATCCAGCCCAAGGACCAAAATAGCGCTTACATTGGATTAAATAGATAAAGTCTGCTGAACAAAACAATCTGGCTAACTTCCCTGATGGACGCAATTCATCCTTTAAGCAATCAGCATAAATATTCATCATACGATCTCCGTTATCTAAACGGAGTTCAGCCAACACAATTGCTTTCTGAATATTAGCAGCATGAATTGACGTAAGATCAATCTTTTCACCATTTCCGAAGATCCAATACTTTCCTTTTCCCTTATAGTTGTGAATATTCTTCACATAATTTAAAGAGAAGCCACAAGAAGTAGAACGATCTACAGAAGCAGTGTGAGTAACAGGATCTCCTTCAAGAACCTGATCTACAGTCAACACTTCCCTATGCTCAATTGGACTAGATTTATTAATCATATCATTAGATAACATTTCAGCTATGGCTTCAACATACTGAAAATTCACAGTAGTTTGTGTATTAGCACCATACTGATATCTTCCAGCTGCCATCGGCTTAATTAGTTCTCCATCAGCCATGTGATCATATAATTTCACTGGCTTTCGGGTTTTATCAAACACTGGGTAAAACTCTGACTTCTTAATAGAACTAGTATAATTAACATTCATTGGCTTCAATGTTCCTACAAGCCTATGATGTCTAGCTAACTGTCCACCTGGATCATCTAAATTTGCAGAATCATCCTCATCACTTTGAGCTTTGCTGCCAAACATATCAATCAGAGAATCCATATCCTCAGTTATACGCTCTAATGGATCAGAGATGTTATAAGTCTTCTCTAACAAAAATTCAACATCTTCAAGCCAAATTGCATTGCCTGCACCTCTACCGGCAGCATTCTTAAGACTATGATGATGATAAAACAAAATAGGATGTTGATAAACTGGATTCTTTGCTGAAAATCTTAATCGATTATTATCAACAATAAAACCAAGTTGTCCACACTCACCACTCATTGTTAAAGTATCAATAACATATGATTCTTTATGATCAATAGTAATTCGCTCAGATTCTTCTAACTGATCTCCTGTTTCACAATCGTAAATACGAGTTTGAACATCGTACCCTGAAGTATGTCCTCCTGACATTCTAACAGTTTCCCAGTGAACAGTTGAGGCCTGTTTGCGTATAAATAACATATCAATAGGCTTACCACTATTTACCCATTCAACGAATTCCTTATCCTTACGAGAAGGCAAATATTTAATAATATTAGGAGATTCATACATAGGTGGTGGAAATTTAAGATAAATTCGATCCACTTCTTTATGCCTATCATCTGATTCAATATCGTCGATGCGAAACCACATCAATGGTTTAGTACCAGGTGTCTTTAAAGGACAGAGACCAACTTCAACTAAAATTGTAGAAGAAAATTTCTTCATATCACAAGCATTCTTCCAACCATGCCATACCATTTCTCCCCATCGTCCACTTAACATAGTTAATTTACAGGGGGTTCTAATAGTAGAAATGACCTTCTTAGAATTATCATAAAAAGTACGTCTAACGACAACTCCCCATTGATTGTTTAATCGGGCCTCAATAAAAGCTTGATCAGAAACCTGAAGAGTTGACATTTGACTTTGTTCCTCTAAGATATCTAGGTTATCATCATCAACTTCATCTTCATCATTTGACTGGTTTTTACTTTTCTTTTTCTTCTTCTTACGAAATAAGTTAATAATACACCCAATAAGACTAATTGCAGCAATGAAGGCAGTATAACTCGCCACGCTCTTGACTACTAAGCCTAAAATAGGATGATTAACCATCCATAAATCTGGATCACTGGCATACTCACGATACGCTCTCATAGCGTATTTATATAACTTATGTGACTCAGCTATTATAGTTTTCTTAACATCATAGACAGTACATCTAGTCTTAAGGACTGCTATTAACAATTTCCCCGAGATGTTTGATGATATACACTCTTGTATAGTAGAAAGATCACACGCATCTAAAATTAAATTATTTGGGTGAAATATATTATCTTGATACATTGCTGGAAGCCGTCTACAGTGAATTCTACATTCAGCAAAATATTCCTTAACATAAGCTGTAAATTCATCATCATCTTTGGTATCATTCAACATCTGTAAACGCTCCTCTTGAGTCATGGCTTTTAACATTTCAAAAGTATCAGTAGTAGAACTATTTAATTCACTCGTATATCTGTAATCACCATCTCCAGCTTGAGGTCGGTCACGTTGACCTAAGCGACGCGCTTGTAAATAATCAAGACGCTGTTGAACTAAATCAAGGTTGTAATTACGGACTTGCTCTAATTTCTTTTTCTCAAAATCCATTGCTTTTCGAAATCCTTTTTAAGTGAAGCAGTCAGTTGATAAAAATCTAAAGTTCGTCCACCATCCAAAGGCCCATTCTTCCTCAAATCCCATTCAACATACAAGTAAGGCTCCATTGTAATAGTGTCTGGGTGTAAATGTTCAATTTTTGCTTGGTCAATCATTCCACAAAAACGTTCATCATCGGCACTAACTCCAACAAGTTGGCATTTAGTGCCAGGAACAATACGTCTATACTGCTCTTTTACAATTTGGTACCAACAATTTTGCTCAAGTCGCCTGATTAAAGCCTCAGGAGTATTAATGGATTTAAGA